TTCAAAATACATTTTGAAGGAAGATTTAGAGACAACACAAAAAGAATTGGATGACCTTGTTGAAGAAGGTTTGATAACAGAATCTCCATTGGCATCAAAATATTATGTGGTTCAAACTGTACAAAATTAGAGCTAAGATTGCTCGTGAGACACATTTGAAATTTGGAGAAAAATTCCTATATTCATATGTGAATGGTGAAAAGAATGGTTGGATGTCAATACTTGGATTTAAAGTGGGTTGGACAAAAGAACCTCTTTTTTCGGTTAGACATGGTTATACCAAATCAATTAAAATTAAAGATTATTATATTACACTAAAATGATTTCACACATAAAACTTGAATATGTTTGGTTAGATGGATACCAACCCGAACCTAATCTTCGTAGTAAGGTTAAGGTTATTCAGATGGATTTTGATAAAATACCACTTTGGCCTGAGACACTTCCCGTATCAATGTGTCCTGAGTGGTCCTTTGATGGTTCGTCAACCAAACAGGCTGAGGGTCATTTCTCGGATTGTATTCTTAAACCTGTTAGAGTTTATAACAATCCACTAAACAAAGTACGATTAGAGTCATATTTGGTTTTATGTGAGGTTATGCATCCTGATGGAACACCGCACATAAGTAACACCCGTGCGGACATTGGATACGAGGAAGAAGGTCTTTGGTTTGGTTTTGAACAAGAATATACCATTATGAAAGATGGAAGACCTTTGGGTTTCCCTGAGAATGGATATCCTGAACCACAAGGAAAGTATTATTGTGGTGTGGGTAACGGTCAGGTTCATGGTCGTGAGTTTGTTGATAAACACATGGAATACTGTCTGATGGCGGGTATTGAAGTTACAGGTACCAATGCCGAGGTTCTTTTGGGTCAGTGGGAATACCAAGTGTTCTCAAAAGGAAAAGAGAAGGCTGGTGATGATTTGTGGATGTCTCGTTATATTCTACAACAGATGTCTGAAGACTACGGATTCAAAATTGAATTCCACCCAAAACCTGTCATGGGTGATTGGAACGGTTCAGGACTACACTGTAACTTCTCAAACGATAGAATGAGAAATGAAGGTGGTGAGAATTACTTTAAGAATATCTTCAGAGCGTTTGACACTCGTCATGAACTTCATATTCAAAACTATGGTTCAGATAACAATCTTCGTCTGACAGGAAAACACGAGACACAATCTATTGACAAGTTTAGTTGGGGGGTATCAGACCGTGGTTCATCAATCCGAGTTCCACTTCAAACATCTAAGGAATGGAAAGGATATGTTGAAGACCGTCGTCCGGCATCTAACGGTGACCCTTATAAAATTGTGAGGGTGATTGCTGAAACATTAGACTTTGCATTGACTCTTGATGAAATAAGTCATAATATGTTTGCGGAGGTTGATACTAAGAACTCTCCAATGAACAGGGTTTTTGAACAAACACAGAACAACTATGAGTAATGAAATGGTGAATCACCCTCAACATTATGGTGGTGAGGATAATCTTTATGAAGCAATCAAAGTAATTGAGGCTTGGGACTTGGATTTCCACTTGGGTAATACTGTTAAGTATATCTCAAGAGCGGGAAAAAAAGGAACAGATAAAGAACTCCAAGATTTGAAGAAAGCTTTTTGGTACCTTCAAAGAAAGATTGAGAATTTAGAGAATGCTAATTGAACTAAGATATAATCTTAATCATAGAAACGGTGATAAACCTTGGAAAGTTTTTATTGACCAACAACTATTAAAGGTTGATGTTGTTGAGTTCAATTGTCCTATTAGTTCATCTATAGGTGTTAGTGTAGATGGTAAACCAACAGGACACGTGGTTTGTAATTCAAATAAGGTTATATTACAGAATGGTGTTCTAACAATTGAGTCATGAAATACAAATTGGCTGCGTCAGGTGGTAGTGAAATAGGTTGGGTTATTCAATCAGAAGACAATACACTTTCAATTAGATGTGGAGAATTTGAGATTTCAGTACCAACAAAAACATTTATTGAAAATTCCGGAGCTTGGTTGGAATTTGAAACAAAAAACAATATTATAATACAAGGAAAAAAAGTTGTAATTTATTAAAATGGTAGAAAATTATTTAGGAAAAATCGTTAACGGTGACTGTATTGAAGTCATGAAAACCATGGAAGAAGGTTCCGTGGATTTAATTGTGACTTCACCTCCATACGGTGTTGGAATTGAATACGACGTACATGATGATGATATGATTTGGGAGCAATATTCAAAATTTACATATTCGTGGATGGAACAAGCATACCGTGTTCTAAAAGACGACGGTAGAATTGCATTAAACATCCCTTACGAGATTAACCGTCAGTCTAAAGGTGGTAGAATTTTTATGGTTAGCGAAGTTTGGCAAATCATGAAACAGATTGGTTACAAGTTCTTTGGAGTTGTTGACCTTGAAGAAGAATCTCCACACAGAAGTAGAACCACGGCTTGGGGGTCTTGGATGAGTCCTTCGGCTCCGTACATCTATAACCCAAAAGAGTGTGTTATTTTGGCATACAAAAACAAACACATCAAAACAATTAAAGGTCAACCTGAATGGGTTGGTGAAATGGGTGAAGTTGAAGGTAAGGATGGTAACATGAGACCAAAAATGATGTACACAGAACAACAAAAACGTGAGTTCATTGATTTGGTCTTTGGACAGTGGAATTATTTTGCGGACACCAAGAGTATGACTAAGGCAACATTCTCAATGGATATCCCAACTAAAGCAATTAAAATCCTCACTTACAAAAACGATATTGTGTTAGACCCTTTTGCTGGTTCAGGTACAAGTATGGTTGCTGCTGAGACATTGAATCGTAGATGGGTGGGTATTGAACTCAGTCCAAATTATGCTAAAATTGCCAATGAAAGAGTTGGATTCTTCGTTCAACAAAAAAGACAACAAGTTTTAGATTTTTCAAAAAAAACTGTTGAAACTTTGGACTAATTGAATATATTTATTTTCAATTATGGTTAAACGAAAGACCAAAAATAAAATTAAAAATAAACACTCGGTGTGAGAAAGAATCCGTCATTTGACGGATTTTTTTTTGCCCATAACGCAACAAAAAACAAAAAAAAATGAAAAACACAAAAACCTACAACGAACTGGTACAAAAAATGAGACAATTCTTCCTTGACAGGAATTTTCTTGAAGTACCGACACAGTCAAGATTATCAATCCTCGCAGCTTGCGAGAATCCTCACTCAGTAAAAACGTTTGAGTACAACGGAGAAATTTGGCCTTTACCACAGACAGGTCAAATGTGGTTAGAGTACGAATTACTCAAAAACCCTCAATGGGATGGAGTTTTCTGTGTATCAACTTCCTATCGTGAAGAAAAAAACCCAATCCCCGGTAGACATGAAATGATTTTCCCGATGTTTGAATTTGAATCAAAAGGTGGGATTAAAGAACTTCTTAAGTTAGAGTCTGATTTACTTGAATATTTGGGTTTTGAAAAAGAGGTAGAGGTTAAATATGAAGATGTTTGTGAAGAATACGGTGGAGTTCCTATTTTAGAAAATGAACATGAACAAAGAATGTGGCAAGAAAAGGGTCCTGTGGTATCACTACAGTATTTCCCAAAAAGAACAAATCCATTTTGGAATATGAAACACAAAGATGGTGAGATATTCAACAAAGTTGATGTTATCCTTTACGGTCAAGAAACAATTGGTTCTGCTGAACGTTCATGTGATGTTGAGAAAATGAGAGAAATGTTCTACACGATTGAAGGTGGTGGTTATTCCGCCAAGTTGTTTGAACTATTTGGTAAAGACAGGGTAGAAAAAGAACTCGAAGAGTTCCTAACAATGAATTTCTTTGAAAGATTTGGTGGTGGAATTGGAATGACTCGTATGGCACGAGCATTTGAGTTACTCAAACAAGAACAACTTGAATTGGTTTAATCTTTAAAGTATCTAAAATTACATATTGGTTTACCATTAACAAGTGGCATACCATGTTGGTCAAAGGTGATGGTTTTTACTATCACCTTTTTATTTTTGAATCTACCAGTTAAAATGGTATCACCAATCTTTATATCTAATTGAACCATATTATCATAAATATCAGTCTGTTTTTATATCTAAAGGGTATTTATTAAAAAACAATAAGAATGTCCCAAATAGTTTTAACAGAATCACAGCTTGTGGAACTCAAAACCAAACTTTATCGTGATAAAGTTATTAAGGAAAGTGCGGGAAAACTACAACTCAACGAAGCCACTGGTTGGAATACTTTTTTTGATTATGTTGGTATAATTGACCCAACAGGTATGGTGGACTTTTTTAATGGATTATCTTACTTCGACCAAGGTGATAATTTCTTTGGTATTTTATCAATGGTTTCAGCAATACCTCTTTTGGGTGATATGGCGGCTAAACCACTTATGATTAGTGCTAAGGCAGGTAAAACAAGTTTGAACATGTTAAGAGGTGCAATGGCTACGGGAGATGCTGTACAAGTTGCAAGAGCAGCTGCTAAAAGTGGTCCTGAGGCAAAAAAATTCGTAAGTACTGCAAATCAGTGGTCACAACCGTTGATGAATATATTAGAAAAAGGTAAAAACATTCCGTTAATTGGTGGTTTTTTCAAAACTATTGAAGGAAATGTTAAATTGTTAACAGCTAGTGCCGATGCAATGAATGCTGGTAAAACAGGTATGTCTGTTTTTAGAAACTATGGTATTAATAGACAGAAAGGTTTATTGAGTCGTTGGTGGCAAAGAGGTTTGGGATTACAAAAAAATATACAATTGTCCAAACAACTTGCGGCAACAAAGTTTTGGTCAAAATTTTTAGACTCTTTGGGTATTGCAAATTTTGTTGGTCCCGATAAATTTGAATCTATTTATGGTCCTCAAATAACTCAGGAGGCTCTTGAGACATATGCATCAACTACAGAAGGTCAATCACTTTACCAACAAGAAATTGCAAAACTAATGGGTCAAAAACCCCAAACACAACAATCACCAACTGTTGTAGGAAATACAGAAGGTATTTCACAATCACCAATAACTTCAGTATTACTTAAATTATTGAGTCCAATATAATGAAAGAAGAATATATTTTAAAATTAGTCCAAATTCAGAATCAATTTAGATTCTTACACTGGCAAACAACATTTGATGCTAAACACAAGGCTTACGGAAACGTATATGAATCCCTAGATGATTTTATTGATGAATTTGCCGAAGCAATGATGGGTAAATATGGTAGACCAGAATTCCCTTCAGAATTTTCAATTATGTTCCAAGACATAGAATCTTTATCAATGCAAAACTTCATAGATGGAATCTGTGAGTTCTTAATCTCAATGTCAGACGGATTGGATTCAAGAACCGATAGTGATTTACTTAACCTCAGAGATGAGATGTTAGCAACTATCAATAAATTAAAATATCTATTAACTTTAAAATATTAATATGAGTAAATTTCTTATTAACGAAGAAGAGAAGAAAAGAATTCTCGGAATGCACTTAAATGCCACTTCAAGACAATATCTTAAGGAGGATTTTAATAATTCCATGACAACAATCGAGAGATATAATTACAATATGGCAATCCAATGTTTCTTGAATAAAAAAGGAGTTAAGGACGATGCTGGAAAACCTCTTGTAATGGACGGTTCAATAGGTAATTGGCCTAAGTCCAAAAGTGCTCAAGCAGTTGCTACTTATCAAAATATGATTAAGGTTTATCCTGCTGATGGTGTTTGGGGTGAAGACACAATGGATAAAATGCCAGAAAATGACAAAGTTATTTTTAAACAATGTGTTTCTGACCATGGAGATTTATTCCAAAAAGTTATACATTATTTTGGTTGGGACTAATGAAAAAGGTAATTAAAGAATCGGGTTTACGTGACATCAAAGCTTTGGCGAAAAGATACCCAAAGGCTAAGATATATTTTCACCAAGATTTAGATGGTGTAACAACTGCAATTGCAATGAAAAAATATCTTGAGGACAATGGTATTGATGTCGTAGATTCTGAAGTAATTCAATATGGTGAAAAAGAGTTCTCCGTTAAAAAACCTGATGCGAGTGGTGATGTGATGCCAGTCCTTGTGGATTTTGCTCACGGTAAACCAATGTTTGTGATTCACACAGACCATCACGACACTCAAGTGGGTGCTGAGAAAGATGCCGCTAAATCGTTCCGTCAGGCTCGTTCTAATGTTGAAACCATTTCACAAATCATTTCTCCAAAAGAACTATTCCCAAGTAAAGATATTTTGTTGATTTCGACAGTGGATTCAGCAGACTTTGCAAGACAAGATTTAACAACTCAAGATGTTGTTAATTTCTTATTTAGACTAGATAAGGAAAAGGATTTATCACGAAACAAGATGTTGATGGGACTTGTGACAAACAAGTTATTATTGGCATTTAAAAACAAAAAAGGTTTTTTAGAGTCATTAGTGATGGATTCAGAACCTTCATTATATTCGATACTCAACAACATTAAAAAATGGATGAGTGAGAATACTCGTGAGACCCCTGAGAGATTACAAAGAAATGCTAAAGAATATATGGATTCAATGGCAAAGCATCCGAACGTTAAAGTTGAAGATGGTATTATCCTTCAATACGGGATGGGTTCATTAAAAGGTACTGGTTCTTACGATAGATACACACCATTTAGAAATAACCCTGAGGCGGATTTCTTAATTATTATGTGGCCTTTAGGGTTAGTTCAAGCGTCTTGTAATCCATTCAAGAAAGATAGAGAACTTAAAGGTGTTAACTTAGGTGAGATTAAAGATGAGGTATTGGAAAAGTGGAAGTCACAACTTCAAGATAGAACTATTCCATTATCAACAATCAAATACATTGCAGAAACTGCCATGGGTCCTGAATC